GGTTACGGAAATCGCTTTCCATGTCGGTGTGGATGAACACCAGGTAAGCGGGTTCCACAGCGGCGGTGCCGAAGTTGACCGAAGAGGCCAGCTTCTCAGTCACCAACTGGGCGTGAGCGCTTTCCAACTGACGAGCGGCTTGACGCAGCTTGTTCAGGGTGATCGCGGTGTTCACGGCGGTACGGGCGGTGCCGTTCGCGTAGACCACGTTGGTGCCGCCACGGACCACACCGTAAGAGATCAACTCTTCGATGGAGGCCATGTGCTCGCCAACCAACTTCACCATGTCGCCGGGGATGTCATCCTCGTACATGGCTTCGGCTTTGCTCGACAGCTTCATCAGCACGCCGTACTGCTGCAGGGTGACCTGCACGTCTTGGTATGTGATGGTGCGCGAGCCAGGCGTGACGCCTTCTTGCATCAGGTAGTTGCTGGTGGTCACCGAAGGTGCGCCGTTGGTGCCAGCGTCGATCGGCAGAGCACGACGGAACACCACGGTGTCAGTCTTGTTCTGAGGGATCGGCTTCTGTGTACCGAAGGTGGACAACACTTTGATGGGCATGGCGTGTTTGAGCATCTCGCGCTCGGCCATGATGAGGTTCCGGCTAGGAACAAGGGAATAGGTTTGCATGATTAAGCCTTTTGCTTGTCAAGTTGATCTAAGTAGGCCCAGTACTCCTGCGGCGTCATGTCCTCGACGGCTTTGGCTCGAGTGTTCGAACCAGAGCGCCCCGAGGGGATCGCTGCAGCAGACGCCAGGCGCTGCGTTCTTTGTGACGTTGCTGATGTCGTTGCCTCGCCGTGCAGGTCCAGTAGTCGTACAGCGTCCTGCGGGCTATCGCTCGCCGCAAGCATCTGAACTTCTCTGGGTTGCCGCTGTAGCCAGCCTACAAACTCAGGCGTCTGTACACGATCCTGCCAACCAGGGTGCCGAATCTCGACCGCCATTTCGCTGCGCAGACGGGCAATTTCCTCATGGCTCACAGCGAGCTGCTGAGCCTGCTGGGGCGCTGCCGCGAGGCGTTGCTCCAGTGCGCTCAGTCGCTCGTTAAGAGCTGACTCCATCGCGTCCGCGAACTCTGGGTAGTCGCGTTTCAAGGCGTCCATCTTCTCGGGGTTGGCTTGCGCTGCACGGATCTCTCCGGCAGTTGGCGCTTCGCCGCCCTTCGCGGTGACCTGTTGAGCCGCCTGAACCTGTTGCTTCAGCTGGCTGCCCAGTCCACCAATGTGGCCTTCTGCATTTCTCAGACGTTGCGTGACCTGGCCGAGCATCGACTCAAGTCCTGCGATCTTGTCCATCAACGCTTGCTCGCTCGAAGGTGCTTCCTCTTCGCCGCCCTTGGGTGCATCGGCCGGTTCGGCGGGTGCGGGGTCAGCGGGGTTAGCTTGAGCGGGCTGCGGCTCTGGCGGATCTTCTTTGCTTACTGACTCCGGCTGCGCGCGGCCTGAATCCTCAGCATCGAGTTGATCCCAGATCTTCTGTGCTTCGTCCTGTTGGTTGGTTTTTTCCTGTACGTTCATTTCGGTGGTCGTCTCTCTTTTGGTCATCACTGACCGGGATCGCCGACGCTGATCAATTCTTCAGGGTCGACTGCTGGACTCAGGCTGGCCTCATTGGCCAGGCTGAGAATCTTGTTCAGCTCACTGATCCCACCTCGAATCAGGGCTGTCTTTTCTGGGCCATACGACGGACTGTCGTTCAGCTTGCGTAGCTCATCCACGCGCTCTTGGATGGTCTGCGCAAGCCGCCTCCACGCTGGGGTGCGGAAGTCTTCAGGTTTCAACAACGTCTCCGGGAATAAAAAAAGGCGCCCGGTTAGGGGCGCCCTTTAAAGAGTTTCTTTGCAAGGGTCGGCAACCGCAAAACGCACTGACCCGGGGCTGACTATAACACCATTGTGATAGGCGGTGCAATAGGTCAAATGCCACTTCCTTGACGAGCCTTGATTGCGGCTTCCGCGTTGAACAATTGGCGCTCGTTGTCCAGCTTCAGCAGCTCCAGTCGCTCGCGGCGGACCAGCTCTTCGCGGGTCATTTGGCCGTCCTGCTCCATCTTGGCCAGGGCCAGCTCGCGGTCAAACTGGCGGGTGATCATGTCCTGCTCAGACTCTGAGCGCTCGCGCTCGGTCTGGTAGGCCAGGTTCTCGCGCTTGATCTGCACGTCTTCCTGCGCCAGCGCAGCCTCGACGGCGCGTTGCTCTTTGCTGTCCTCGATCTTGGCCATGTCGACTTCCGCCTTGATCTGAGCTGCAGCCAGGCGTGGGTCTTGCGGGCCACCCTGCTGGGCCTGCGCTTCCATCTCCTGCTTGACCTGGTCCTCGGGCTTCATCATCTCCTCGGGGTTGACCTTGAATGCCTTCAGGATCGCCTTGAGCTCTTCGCGCTCCTTGAGGTGCGGGATGTAACGCGGGTTGTTGGTGATGTTGGCCAGGTTCAGCAGCGCCTGGTTCTGGATGTCGCGCTCGATCAGGGCGGTGGAGCCGCGCGCATCGATCTCGAAGTCGCCCTTAATGTTTGGATCTGGGTCGTTGGCCATCTTCCAGTCGTAGTAGCGGGCCAGGTGCGGTTTGGTGATGTTGTCGTCGTACAGCTTCACGCGCTGGCGCAGCACCGCGTTGGCGTTGTTGAACAGCATGACCATGCCACCGACAGTCTCGGGTGCCGAGCCCTGCTCGCCGCCCATGATCTGGGGCATGCTGGTCTCCATGTCGGCAAACTGCATGGCCGCCTGGGCGATCGCCAGCAGCTCTTGCAGGTGGCTGTTGAACTCGAACACGCTGAAGGCCTGGCGCACGTCTTCCATGTCGTCCTTGGCCAGCCAGATCTTGTTGGGCGTGATCTCGTAGCTGTTGTTCTGCGGGATGACCATGCCCTTCTTCATGACGATCTGACCACCCAGTGACGTGCGGCCGTTGTCCATGACCTGGCGCCAGGCGCTGTTGACCACGCGCTGCTGGTGCTCGAGCTCGTCGGGCATGCCGTAGCCAAACGGGGAGTCGTCGGCCTTGCGCCAGTTCCACACGTCCACGGGCAAGGTCTTGTCGACCACCCACGAATCCATCGCGCCGATGATCTTGTCGTTCACGATGATCAGCACGCCGAAGGTGACGTCGGTCAGCGGGTCGCCCTCAGTGCGGGACGACAGCAGCTCCATCTCTTCGGGTTCGATCTCGCCGTGGTAGGTCCACATTTCGTAGGAGTCATCGCGCACCTGGTCGCGCAGCACCCGGCCCTCGGCCACGCGGACCTTGGTAGCCGGTGAGCGCAGCACTTCGCGGATCGCCTCGGCGTCGTAGCCTGGCAGACCCACGAGGGCGCGCAGCTCTTTGCGGTTGACGTTGCGGCGCAGGATGAAGCCACGGCCACGCTGGTGGTCGTTGCCGCAGGACGGGTCGAAGAACGTGTCCCACGGGTCCCAGCGCATGGTGGCCGGCACGATCGACTCGTTGATCTGCAGCTCTTGCGTGCCGTCTGGGCGGGGAATCCACACCTTGCTGGTCTGGCGGGCGGGGAACGGGCCATACAGCACCATGGTGCCCAGGCGCACGCCGTCCTCAATCCCTTTGCGGCTTTCGCCGTTGAACTTGCACTCGGTCAGGCTGTCGTCGATCGACCGCTCCATGCCCTCGGTGGCTTCCTTGGCGGCCTCCATGATGGCCTTGGCCTCTTGGTCGGCTGTCAGCCCGGTCTGCTGGCCAGTCGTGGGGTCCACAGTCATGGCTGGGTTGCCGACCATTCCAGCCATCTCGGGGATCGGCGTGGGCTTCAGGCCCCAGTTGCGGTCGTCAACGGGGAACAGGATCTCGCACATGCGAGCGATCGCCTGGTCGACCTTCGGGCGCACGATGTTGATCACCACTCGAGAGCGGTTGCCGTCGGCCGCCTTGCGCGCGGGCGGGCCGTTGCGCAGCGTGTTCTCAAACTCGCCGGTCGAGTTGTTGCGGTCGCCGAAGTAGAGCTGCGCGTTCTTGCGCCAGCGCTTCTCGACGTCGCTGGTGGCGCGGTACTGGACCCAGTCGTCGCGCATCTTGGTGAACACGCCGTGCAGCTTGTCGACCTCTTGTTTGGTGTGCTGGTCGTATTGCTCTTTGGTCATGACGTCGTCGCCGACCATCATGGCCACGTCCCGGGGAAAGTCGTTTGTCTTCATGGTTTACCTCAATATCCTGTTACTTCGTCGATCGCTTGCCACGCGTGCTCAGAGCCGGTAGGCACTTCCCAGGCGTCGTCCTCGTCAGGCCATGGCAAGCTCAGCGATGGCTCATCGAGTCGTGCCAGTGCGTCCATGCCGTCATCGAATCGACCCACGGGGAACGTGGAGTACTCGACGTCGATCAGGTCCTGCACCAGGTCACGCTCGACCTCTTGCTGGTCGGTGTACTTGAGCTGCTGCGGGAACCACAGGCGGCCGCCCTCGAACCATGGGATCAGTCGGCGAATGCGGGCGTTTTTTTCGACGGCGCCGGCAACCTCGTGGATCTTGAATCGGTACTGGCGCTGCTCCATCTCGTGCTGGATGTGAGCGATGTCGCCCATCATTCCGTAGCGCTCGTACCTCACCTGCGTGGGCTTGTGTTTCTTGTGCAGGGCGAACAGTTTGTCGGCGCGCTGCGTCAGGCCCAGGCGGTCGACGACGCCATCGAGCAGGTAGGCGTTGCCGTCGGAGGCCAGGCCCACCACCCACATGACGGTGCGGTCGGACTTCTTGCGCTTGGTGGTGGCGGTCTTGCTTGGGTCTCCGGCCGGGTCGACCAGGATGACCTTGTTCATCTTTTTGGGTGCCACGTTGTAGCGGCTGATCCACGAGCGCTTGAACTCGGCGCCCTCGAGGGGGCGCGGCTCCTGCTGGTACAGCGAGATCCACGAGCGCGGATCGGCCTGCGCCTGCAGGACCATGGCGTCGGTGAACCACTCCTTCCACAGTCGCTCACCTGGCTCACGGCCAAGCGGGTCGTGCTCGCCGGCGATCATCGGCAGCTTGATGACCTTCCAT